GAAAAAGCAAAAAAAGCAAATGGTTTTTCTGAAAAGCAAAAAAACCCTGATAATGAACCTGTACCTGTATCTGTTAATGATAATAATAAAAAAACATTGTGCAAATCTGCTGATGCAGATGCACTGTTTGAGCGATTGTGGTCGCTGTATCCGCTGAAACGTGGAAAGGCTCAAGTCTCAAAGGCTAATAAGATGCAAATACTTGATATCGGTTTTGATGAATTTCAAAGGGCTATCGACCGATACAAGGCGGACTTAGATAATGAGACATGGCGGAAGCCGCAGAACGGTAGCACATTTTTTAACAGCGGCTACATTGATTATCTGGATGCAAATTATGTTCCATGCGAGCAGAAAAAGGAGCATAAGAAAAACAGTTTTACAGACTTCCAGGGGCAGCGTAAATACGATTACGATGCGCTGGAAAAGCAGTTGCTTGGAAATTGAGGTGCAGAATGGGAAAAATAAATGCAAAGCAAAAGGGCGCAAGGTTTGAGCGGGAGCTGGCTGACCTGTTTCGCAAAATGGGATATGCAGGCGCAAGGAGAACAGCGCAGTATTGCGGAAATACAGGTGATGCGTCAGATGTGGTCGGTCTTCCTGAAATCCATGTAGAAGCAAAGCATCAGGAAACAATGCGGTTGTATGACTGGATGGCACAGGCAAAGCGTGATTCTGATGGTAAGAGTGAATTGACGGCTGTTTTTCACAAAAAGAATCGTGCTGACATACTGGTTACAATGACCTTGGGAGACTGGATGCAGATCTATGCAGTGTATGAAGCTGCTACGATGGCTGACAGCGACCTGATGCTAGGAGGTAAAGAAAGTGCAGAATATGTAGCAATAAAAGAATTGCAACTAAATATAGATTTGCCATTTGGTACAACTGTATCAGATGAAACGTCAGAAATGGCAATCAAAGCACTTGAAAAGCAGGTTGCAAAGAAGCCTTCTTTTGAAGGTGATGGTTATGATCATGATGGAAATCTTGTATATGACACATGGATTTGCCCTTGCTGCGAAAAGCATTATGAAGTTGACTATGAAGAATATGATTATTGCCCTTCTTGCGGTCAGAGGATTGATTGGAGTGAGGAACAGGAGGGCGAATGATGAGAAGATTGATTGATGCAGCTGAATTTACAGAAAGTCTTGTTGACCAATACTGTGAAGACTGCTCGAAATGTAACGGAAGTTGTCGGCATGATGAACTAATGAAATTAGTTGACACACAGCCAACCGCCTATGATGTAGATAAGGTTGTGGAAAAACTGGAAGCATACAGTAATGCAGATGAAGCAGAAAGACTTGGAACAATGCCAGTAGTGGAGCTTGCAGACGCAATTAAAATCGTGAAAGGTGGTGGAGTGAATGGCTAAGTGGAATGCAAGCGTGGGTTTGCAACTTTCGATTGATTATGATGACATCGAAGCTGATACACGGGAAGAAGCAGAACAGATTGCAAAAGACAGAGCATTGGAAGATATTGACTGGAACAACTGTGAATGTGATACTGGCAATCCGATTGTGTATAGCTGCTATGGGGAGGAATCAGAAGATGAGTAGGGTGTTACCGATTTTATTCAATACAGAAATGGTTCGGGCGATACTTGACGGAAGAAAGAGTTGTACAAGGCGGTTAGTAAAATTTCTTTCGGGAGAGAATCCGAAGTGGACTGGATATATCAAAGATGGGGCAATGCTGTATAACGGCAAGAATAAACCTTGTATCAGAACACAGCCATATCAGCCGGGCGATATATTGTACGTGAGAGAATCGTATTCGGAATTGTCCTTTGGATATGTATATAAGGCAGACGGGGAGAATATTGACCATCTTGGAAATGCGATAAAGTGGCACCCGTCAATCCACATGCCGAAAGAAGCTGCACGTATCTGGCTTAAGGTTACGGATGTGAGGGTGGAGCGACTTAAAGATATGACAGATAATGACGCTTTGAAAGAAGGTGCGGAAGGTGTCAGATGTAACCATGCTGGATTAGGACCACATGGATGTACAGATTGCATGAATACCGGATGGTTAGAACCGCCTATAGTGGAATTTATGCAGATTTGGAACTCAACAATCAAGAAATCCGACCTCGATCGCTACGGTTGGGATGCGAATCCTTACGTGTATGTGATCGAATTTGAGCGGTGCGAAAATCAAAATAAAATTTAACGAAAGGAACTAGGTTGACCGGTCGTAAAATTAAGTTCCCTTTTGGAAGAATCAGTGAATAATATATTTGATTTTTTAGAAAATGACAATATTGATTTATCAGAACCAGATAAAGAATTGGAGGAGTGGAAAAAGAAGAAAAGCGAAAACAGAGCAAGAATGGTAGCAATGCAGTCACTTCCATACGAAGTTAAGAAAAAAAGATCAGAGCTTAGAGCAAGAGAATTTATCGAGCAGATGGATCTTAGGGGAAAACAGGCACATGTAAGTGTAGGCGGTCTTGATAGCATCACATTATATGTCTTTCTGAAATCGATAGGGATAGATGTTCCTGCAATCTCTGTGTCAGCACTGGAAGATAAAAGCATACAGAGAGTACATAAGGCACTGGGTATTACAATATTAAAGTCGTACAAGACTAAGGTGCAGGTGCTTAATGAGGTTGGTTTCCCTGTGATCAGTAAAAGAATAGCCGGGAAAATAGCACTTTTACAGAATCCTACGGAAAAGAATAAGACTGTGCGACATGCTATTATCACAGGCGAATGCGGAGAACTGGGGCATTTTCAGAAAAACAGTCGGATGAAATTACCACAGAAATGGTTAAAGATATTTGGCGGTTATGAAAATGAGAATGAGGGTGTGTATTATCAGAAGCCTAACTTTAAGGTATCAAATGACTGCTGTTATTGGCTTAAAGAAAAGCCCTGTGATGATTGGGCAAAAGAACATGAAAGCTATCCTTTTCTGGGTATGATGGCATCTGAAGGTGGTCAGAGAGAAGAAGCACTTACAGATCATGGCTGTAATTACTATGGGAAGACGGTTATGCGATCAGCACCTTTTGCCCCATACCTCAGAAACGATATTCTCAGATTGGCGCAGGAAATGGATGTATGGTATCACAAACATTTAGAGATTTTTGAAAAATTGTATTATGAACAGCCATATAGCAGAAACGGAGCTGGTGAAATTATTCCATATGAACCAGTCGAGAGCATTATACCTGAAATCTATGAAAAGATTGAGAAAGATGATCAGGGCAATCTCAGAACGACAGGAGCACAGAGGACAGGCTGTAGCATGTGTGGTTTTGGAATTCATATGGAAGAACGACCACACAGATTTGATAAGCTGCGCGAAAGAAATGAAAAAGAGTGGGAATTTTATATGTATAAATGCTGCACTGATCCGGAAACAGGAGAGAAGTACGGATGGGGCAGAGTGCTTGATTATATAGGTGTTCCGTGGGAAGACGTTCCGGCGGTACAGCTTGAATTGCCACTTGAAGAAATGATGTAAAAAAGAAAGGAGCCGGAACCTATCCGGATAAAAGGCGCGCCGGGTTCCTTTCAGAAAATGACATACAGAGAGTTTTTAGAAACCAAAATTGAGCTGGCTACGGAAAGCGGTTTTTCCGTAGATCCGGCAAAAGTAAATAAAGCATTAAAACCGCATCAAAGGGATGCTGTGATGTGGGCACTAAGAGGCGGTAAAAGAGCCTTGTTTGAATCTTTTGGTCTGGGTAAGACAGTACAGGAGATGGAGTTTTGCCATTTGGCAGCAGAGCATACCGGCGGTAGAGCACTGATCGTATTACCACTTGGAGTAAAACAGGAATTTACACATGATGCAATGGAAGTGCTGGGATATGAAAAGCCTGAATACTGCCGGACAATGGAAGAAGTGGAGAAAAGCAAAAGTCAGATTGTATTGACCAACTATGAACGTGTTCGCGATGGAGATATCCGGCCAGATTACTTTCAAGCAACTTCTCTTGATGAAGCATCTGTACTCAGATCGTTCGGATCTAAAACATATCAGACGTTCCTTGACAAGTTTAAAAACGTACCTTACAAGCTGGTAGCGACTGCAACACCTTCTCCCAATAGATATAAAGAGCTGATCCATTATGCAGGGTATCTTGAGGTAATGGACACCGGACAGTCCCTTACAAGATTTTTTCAGCGTGACAGCACTAAGGCAAATAATCTGACGCTGTATCCTAACATGGAAGAAGAATTCTGGATGTGGGTAAGCAGTTGGGCATTGTTTGCTACAAAGCCTTCAGATCTCAATCCGTCATATTCAGATGATGGATATGATCTACCGCCGCTTGAAGTAAGATGGCACGAGCTTCCGGTGCATTATGGTGACACTGCAGATCGGGACGGCCAGATGCAGTTATTCCAGGAAGCAGCAGAAGGTCTGAAAGAAGCAGCAGCGGTTAAGCGTGAGAGCATAGCTGCGAGGGTGGAAGAAATGAAGAGGATTGTGGATCAATCCCCGGAAGATCATTTTATTCTGTGGCACGATCTTGAGAATGAACGGCATGCAATCAAGAAAGCATTGCCTGACGTTGTGGATATTTACGGATCTATGGATTATGAGGAACGTGAGAAGCGTGTGATTGATTTCTCCAATGGCAAGAGCCGATTATTTGCCACCAAAAAATCATTATCCGGATCAGGCTGTAATTTTCAGAAATTTTGCCACCGGGAGATCTTTCTCGGTATTGATTTTGAGTTTAATGATTTTATACAGGCAGTCCACAGGTGTTATCGGTTTCTGCAGAAAGAGCCGGTTATGATCGACATTATCTACATGGAAAATGAGCGTCAGATCAAGAATGCATTACTGGAGAAGTGGAAAAATCACGACAAAATGGTTGCAAAGATGATCAAAATCGTAAAGCAATATGGACTTAATTCTGTGAATAAGTTAGAGCGTATGGAAAGGAAGATGGGAGTGGAAGGTACCAGAGAAGAAAGAACGGTAAGAGGAAAACATTATACGGCCGTGTATGGAGATTGTGTAGAAGAGACAAGAGAGATGGAAAGCAACAGCGTGGACCTGATACATACCTCAATCCCATTCGGCAATCATTACGAATACAGTGCCAATTATAACGACTTTGGACACAATGAGGATACAGAGCGATTTTTTGAGCAGATGGATTATCTGACACCGGAGCTTTTGAGAATTTTAAGACCTGGACGCGTTGCAGCAATCCATGTAAAGGACAGAGTGTTATTTGGTAATACAACAGGGACGGGAATGCCAACGATCGAACCGTTTCATGCACAATGTATTGAACATTACATGAAACATGGATTTCAGTATTTTGGAATGATCACAGTTGTGACGGATGTGGTAAGAGAGAATAATCAGACATATCGTTTAGGATGGTCAGAGCAGTGCAAAGATGGTTCCAAAATGGGTGTAGGTTGTCCGGAATATGTATTATTGTTCCGTAAACTGCCATCGGATAGATCCACAGCATATGCAGATATTCCGGTTAAGAAGTCAAAGGAAGATTATACACGTGCCCAGTGGCAGATTGATGCACATGGCTATTGGAGATCATCCGGCAACAGGCTTATTTCCAAAGAAGAACTGCAGGGTGTTTCCGTTGATAACCTGCAAAGAATCTACAGGGAATACAGCCGTGAACATGTATACAGCTATGAAGAACACGTACAACTGGCAAAGGAACTGGATAAGGAAGGTAAGCTGCCAGCAACTTTCATGGTTGTTGCTCCGGGATCATGGAATCAGATGGAAGTATGGGATGATATCAACCGTATGCGGACGTTGAACACTACACAGAGCCGTAGACGAGCACAGATGCATGTATGCCCGTTGCAGTTGGATATCGTGGAGCGGATTATCAACAGATACAGCAATGAGGGCGATACGGTCTATGATCCGTTTGGCGGACTTATGACAGTACCTATGACAGCAGTCAAGATGAAAAGATACGGAATCGGCTGTGAACTGAATCCGGATTACTTCCGAGATGGTGTCGGGTATCTGCAGGCGGCAGAAAATGAGATTGATGAACCTACGCTGTTTGATTTTATGCCGGAGGTACTGCCATGAATATGAATTTATTTGTCAAAGTAAAATGCAAAGGCTTTTATAAGTCATTTCAAGATAGAAGATGGCTGTATCTCGACAAGAAAACATTAACTGCTGATGCAATGGACAATAATCTTGCAGATGGAAGCAATGATGGCACTGTTGAAAAGAATGTTGAATATATTGAGAAAACCTATTTCAAACATGTTGATAAGAATTTTATTGGTGTAATTGTTGGATACAAGGATATTGTTGTCAAGGGTTATCTTGATGCAGTTTATCAGGATGAATGCGATGTAGGTGTCGGAGTTATTCCAGAAGCGTTTTATGTATCGAAGAGAGCAAAAGAAACTGTAAAATGTGCTGTTGTCTATTATGCAAATAATATGAAGCATTATGTTCCTTTGGAAGATCTGGAGGTGCTGCCATGATAAACGGAGAACTGATTGTAGATAACTTTGCCGGTGGTGGCGGAGCTTCCACTGGAATAGAAATGGCAACTGGCTACAGCGTAGATATTGCAATCAATCACGACCCAGAAGCCATTAAGATGCACAAAGCGAATCATCCGAACACCAAGCACTACTGTGAAGATGTGTGGCAGGTAGATCCGGTGGAAGCATGCAAAGGGCATCCGGTAGGACTTGCCTGGTTTTCCCCAGACTGCAAACACTTTTCAAAAGCCAAAGGCGGTAAGCCTAAAGATAAGTTTATCCGTGGCTTGGCATGGGTAGCGTGTAGATGGGCTGGACTGGTAAGACCGAGGGTAATCATGTTGGAAAATGTAGAGGAATTTAAGACTTGGGGACCATTAAACAGGGGACACCATCCAATCAAGAACAAACAGGGTAAAACATTTGAGCGGTTTGTTCAGCAGCTTACAGATCTTGGATATAAAGTGCAGTTCAAAGAGCTGGTAGCTGCGGATTATGGAGCACCAACCATGCGAAAAAGATTTTTTATGATCGCTCGTTGTGATGGTCAGCCTATTGTATGGCCGGATCCGACACACGCACCAGCGGACAGCGAAGCAGTTAAAGCTGGATTGCTGAAACCGTATGTAGGAGCATACACGCAGCTTGACTTTTCTCTCCCATGCCCGTCCATATTTGATACTTCCGAGGAAATCAAGGAAAAATACGGCATTCGGGCGGTCAGACCGTTGGCACCTAAGACTATGGAAAGGATAGCAAGAGGATTAAAGAAATTTGTACTGGATAACCCGGAACCGTTTATTATTCAGTGCAATCATGGCGGAGAACGCAGACCTAATGATATCCGGAAACCGATGCCAACTATTACAGGAAAGCATGGATATGGAGTTGTGGAGCCAACGCTTGCACCGATTATCGATAAGGCATATGGCGGTAATTATCATGGGAACGGAAGCAGAGTGGACGAACCAATAGATACAATTACTACAGTTGATCATAACAGGCTGGTGGTTCCCACTCTAATTCAGTATCATTCCGAGACATCGCAAGGAGAAGTTCGGGGACAAACCATAGAAGAACCAATCATGACAGTTGATGGTTCGAACCGGTACGGACTGGTTACATCGTTCATCCAAAAATATTACGGAGGGAATTATCAAGGAAACGGGTCAGATATTAAAGAACCATTGCATACGATCACTACGCTTGAAAGAAACGCTATGTGTGCAGTAAACCTCATTCAGATGAACAATCATTGCGATGGAAGAGATGTAAGCGAACCGATTCCTACAATTACAGCTGGCGATGGACATTTTGGAGAAGTTAGGGCGTTTCTTGTGAAATACTATGGGCAAGGCACCGGACAAGACATTGAACAACCATTAGACACGGTTACAACAAAAGATAGATTTGGTCTTGTAACGATTGAGGGTGTTGATTACCAGATTGTGGATATTGGACTTAGAATGTTGGAACCACGAGAGCTATATGGATGTCAAGGATTCCCGGACGATTATATTATCGACCATGATTATACTGGAAAGACTTATCCGAGAAGCGAGCAGGTGCGCAGATGTGGAAATGCAGTATGCCCGCCGATACCTGCAGCACTGGTCAGAGCAAATCTACCGGAATTGTGTGTGGCAGAACGCACACCGAATATGCAGATCAGAGCTGAACAGACCGGACAGCTCCGGTTTGCCTAAGAATGTATAACATGAAGTGAAAACAGGATCCAAGCGATCATATACTCACCCCCGTTATTAGCATATGCGGAAAGGATCGTTTGGATACTGGAAACTATTTAGAAATAGAAAGGAAGAAAATTATATGAAAAAGAAAATTATGTCACTTATTATGCTTGTGTGTATTGCTATTAGTCTGGTGGGATGTACCACGGCGGATACAGTCAATTATAACCTTACAAAAGATGCGAATGAATTTAATTTGTACAGAAAGATCACTGTAACAAATGCGAGAACAGATACCATAATGCTGCAGGCAGAAGGATATATGGATATTAGCAATAACAGTAACAATGAGCTTGTAGTCACAATTAAGACAGGAGAGAATACATATTACAAAGATTATATCTATCTGAATGATTGGACTTGCTATGTGATGGAACAGACAGAGCCGACAGGTACAGATAAATATCATTATCAACTGGTATTTTATCCAGAAAGAGTTGTGCCATATGTTGATATTAAATAGATTTTTTGAGGATAACAAAGTGGAGGAGCAACTATGAGCGAAACATTTTACAAGCCATTAACGCCACAGCTTAGAGCGGAGCTTAATAAATCAATAGATAAAAACATGGAAGAACTTAAAACCTGTCAGAATAATGTATATGTATCTATGCAGAGAGTAGCCAATAATGCTGCAAGAAAGATCATCAATGCGCTGCCGGATGGCTATCCTATGCCAATGGAGAGAACATATAGGGATCATTACATGGACAGGTTTGAAAGGAGATATTAGATGCCAGCAAGATACGATAACCCACAGGATATAGCGCAGCTCATATATCAGACCAAGAGACTGCAGCAGTCAGCCGAGAGAAGTCCATTTACAGGACTGGTGACATTGTTCTGCTATGTGCTGTGGAAAGATTACAGATACAGCCAGAAGAAACTTGCAGAATTCTGTGAGCAGATACATAAATACGAGGATCAGTGGCATGACAAGCCAATAGATCAGATTCATGACAGACTGGATGATTATGCAGGCTGGTGTGTAGAATATGAGGAATATACAGAGAAAGATTTCCCACACTTCCGGTCTAAAGTAGCACAGAAGGCTATCAAAGAGCAGATCCGGTGCAATAATAAGATCAATGATCTTTCAACCAGATATATGACATATGGCTTTTGTGTGCTGATGGATGATGGATTCGGACGGCGGAAACTGACCAATCTCAAAGATAAAGTGCAGAAGCAGATGAATGATGTCACAAAAGCCGGCAGGGAGAAAGGAATCATGGATCTGTGGCGTGAACTGGTAGATGGTGCAGGAATATGGATTGAAAAGCCTGTATTTGATTGAGAGGTGCATATGAAAGAACATTATTTAACATCGGAAGCCGAGAGGGCTTACCGGAAAAGATATTATCAGAAGAACCGAGAAAGGATCCTTGCAGCAGCCAAGGAGAAGAGATCGGATCCTGATTTCAAAAAAAGACGATCAGAGTATGGTAAACAATATTGGGCAGATCACAGAGAAGAGCTGGCACTAAAGGCTAAGAAAAGACGTTTGCAGGGTGCGCTTGAATGTGGTAAAATACAATCAAATATGACCGCATGCCAATAGGGGCATGCGAAGGACTAAGTGGAGTCAGTTACAATTTGTAGCTGGCTCTTTTTATATATGCAGAGAGAGGAAGTGAGATAGCGGAGAATTACCAAAAGGCAGAACAAGATTATATGGCAGGAATGAAGTATAAAGACATAGCCGAAAAGTATGGTACCACTATCAACACTGTCAAGAGCTGGAAAAAGCGGTATGCATGGAATAGAGAGGGCGCACCCAAAGAAAAAAGGGTGTGCACACAAAAGAGTAAGGGTGCACCCAAGAAGGTAGCACTTATAGATGATGGCACAAAGGAGACATTACAGAACGGTGACCTAACGCCGGAACAGCAGATGTTCTGTATTTATTATAGCCGGACGTTTAATGCAACACAGAGTTATATTAATGCGTATGGATGCCAATACAGCACGGCACTCACAAATGGGCCTGCGTTACTCAGAAATACTCGGATAAAAAATGAAATTGAACGTTTGAAAGAAATCAAGCGTCAGCAGATAGTTGCCGGTGCAGATGATATTGTGGAATTGCAGATGCGGATTGCCTTTGCTGATATGGGTAATTACCTATCGTTCGGGCAAAAAGAGATTACGGATCCTGATACAGGAGAGACCTTCATGGTAAGTACGGTTGATCTGAAAGAATCCGGGAATACAGATACACAGTTAATCCATGAGGTAAAGCGTGGCAAAGATGGCGTGTCTGTAAAGTTGGCAGATAAGCAAAAAGCGATCGACTGGCTTACAAAATACTTCCTGATGCATCCGGAGAGTAAATATAAAGCAGAATATGAGCGCAAACGTGCAGAGGTCAAGGACAACGCCGGAGAGGAGATCCTTAAGAATATGCAGACCATAGCAGACATATTAAGGAACCCGGTAGCCAACCGAACCATAGAAGACTTTGAGGAGAATGCAGATGAATAGCCCAGCACCGTTCAGCGAACGGCAATATCAGTATTTCCTTCGGTGTTTAAATAGCTGGTTTAATGTGGCGGAGGGCGGTAAGCGTGGCGGGAAGAACGTGTTACAGACCATTATATTCTGTTCACTTTTGGAAACTCATAAAAATAAGATACACCTTATTGCAGGGGTATCAAATGCAACGGCAAAACTTAATATTTTGGACTGTGATGGTTACGGACTTTTAAATTACTTTGAGGGCAGAAATCGGGAGGGAAAATATAAAGACCGTGATTGCGTTTATGTGCAGACCAAAACCGGGGAGAAGATTGTACTTATATCTGGCGGCGGTAAAGACGGAGATGAAAAGCTAATAAAGGGTAATACCTACGGCATGGCGTATGTGACGGAGGCAAATGAGTGCCATCCTAAATTTTTGAAAGAAGTATTTGACCGTACATTATCCAGTACGGACAGAAAGATATTCCATGACCTCAATCCAAAAGAGGAAGAACATTGGTATTATACGGATATATTGGCGTTCCATGAGGAACAGCAGATTTTACACAGCAATTATGGCTACAATTACGGACATTTCACCCTGGTGGACAACATGAGTATGTCCGACGAAAAGATAAAAGCCGTGCTGCTCACATACAACAAGGGTACCGTATGGTATCGCCGGGACATCAAGGGAGAGCGAGCCGTTGCAGAGGGAATTATCTTTCAGAGGTTCGCCAATAACAACGAGCCATATCTATATGACGATGCAGATATATTTGAGGAATATACGGAGGGTGGAGAGACAAAGCGTAGGCTGAAAAAGACCCCATTCAAGGTAACAATGGGCATTGACTTCGGTGGTAACGGTTCCATGACTACATTTGTCCTGAAGCTGTTTTATAACCGTTACCATGATTTAAGAACAGCAGAGGAAGAATATATTCCATTATCTAATGATATTGATGCAGATATGATATGTGAGAAGTTTGTTGAGTTTTATAGGATGTGTATAGAGAAGTATGGGCGTGTTGATTGGGTATTTCCTGATAGTGCCAGTACGACAATGATCAATAGCTTGCGGAGTGCTGCCAAGAAAGCAGGGTTGCCGCATCTAAATATAAAGGGATGTCGTAAGAATGAAATATCAGATAGACCTAAGACAGTAGATGGATTGTTAAACACTGGTAGATTGAAGATTAATCGAAGGTGCGAGAAACTTCGTAAGGCAATAGGAAGCCTAAAGTGGGATGAGGATCACCCGAACCAGCCGGAAGATAAGAACATAGGAAATTGTAATGACTGGTGGGATGCTGAATGTTATACATGGCTTGATTATGTGGAATATGTAGATCTGGATAGATAGAGAGGAGAAGAACACGGAAGTATGCGTTAAGAATTTTTTAGTAGGCAAAGGATACACAGTAAATGACAAGGCAATGACTGTCATACAGTCGTGTGACGACTGGTATGCGAACAGAGTGATCGAAGCATTCCATAAGCGCAAGACGATCAACGCGGTTCCATATGAGCTTTCCCGGCTAAACCTCGGGAAAAGATGCTGCTCTGATGATGCTAACCTGTGTGAGATTTTGGAGATCAACGCAGGAGACGGGGAACAGGCTGATTATGTGAATGATGTGCTGAATGGCAGCATGTTCAACACACAATACAGAAAGCAGCTTGAAAAGACATCAGCAGATGGTACGGTTGCATGTTATATCCGTTTGGACAATGCCACCTTCATGGATGATGGATCTGTGCACGACGGCGTGATCAAGCTGAATTATGTGGAAGCAGATGCATTTACACCACTCACAGTCGAAAATGATGTTGTGGTTGAAGCAGCCTTCTCCGGAAGCACACTTGTAAAAGGGAAAAAGCAGACCACACTTGTTTTGTTCACGCTGGGTGAGAATGGACAGTATACCGCGGAAACGCATGTATTTGACGACAAAGGGAACGAGCTGAAGGATCTGGAAACCGTAGTACAGCTTGGAGATGTGAAGCCGTTTGCCGTTATGCGCAATGCGGAAGTCAATAATATCGATGATATGGAAGGGTATGGTCTGCCAAAGCTGCACAACGCCATCCCGGCACTCAAGATAGCGGATCTGTGTTACAATGTACTGTTTACGGATCTGGACAAGGCTGAAAAGATTGTACTTGTCAATGAACTGTTATGTGATTTCGATAAAAACGGAAAGCCTGTTATGACGACAGAGCAGAAAAAACTGTTTGTCTTTACCGGAGAAAAACTGCCAGAAGAAAAAGGCATGATCCAGGAGTACAATCCAGAGATCAGGATTGAGCAGATTACCAAAGCGTTTGAATTGGCTTTGTCACTGCTGTCTCTGTCATTCGGCTATGGCACCAAGAAATACAGCTTTGAGAATGGGCAGATCACAACAGCGACGGAATATATTGGAGAAAGGCAGGATCAGATGCAAGAGCTTAACCGGCAGCGACAAGAAGCGACACGGTATATTCAGGACATCTGCAAAGCCGTTATGTGGTTTGCAAATACCTTTCAAGGGAAGCACTTTAATCTGGATCAGGAGATTTTGATTGATTTTGATGATTCCTATATCACGGATAAGGAATCTGAGCTGGAAAGGAAGAGAAACGATGCTTTGTCCTTTGATATCCCGCAGCTTACTGTATGGTATCTGATGGATGCGTACAATCTGACCGAAAAAGCAGCTACAGCAATGTTGCCTAAGCAGGAAGAGCCACAGGAGCCGGAAGAAGATTAAGGAGGTAGCGCACGCTTACAGATGAACAGCTGCAGATCATAGAGGATACGATAGCACCATTGTTTCAATACCTCGAACATGAGGTAATCGTGGACGTCGCGCGGAGAATCGGAAAGACCATGACATATACGCGGACTGCTGAACTGCAGGCCATGAGTATGTACCGCCTTGGATATAGCCCGGCACGGATCCGATCAGAAGCCATGAAGATATTAAATGCAGATCCGCAATACCGTAAAGCGGTAGCAAAGAATACCTTGGAATACAAAAAGGATGTGAGGGATCTTATCAACGATATAACCAAGCAGGCAATGCTTGCAGGTGATGAGCTGATTGCAGGAGCCGGCAACATGGCATGGGTTAATGATCTGGCAATCTGGAAAGCTGCCAATAAGACCTTAGAGGATAATTCCTATTTGCAGCAGCTCATTGATGCATATGGCAGGCAGACAGAGCAGAGCATGAAGAATCTTACAAAGACCACAGGATTCAAAGCCAAGAGCGGGTTTGAGAGTATTGAAAATCTGTACAGACGTGAGATGGACAAGGCGACGATCAAGGTATGCTCCGGGACTTTTACAAGGGAGCAGGCGACAAGAGATGCAGTAAAAGAGCTTGCGCAGAGTGGATTAAGATCGGTGGACTATGCCAGTGGATACAGTATGCAGATAGATACAGCCGCACGCATGGCGATCAGAACAGGTTGCCATCAAATCAGTGGTCGGGTAGAAGATGCTAATATCTTACGAAGCGGTGAAGGACTGGTATATATTGAACATCATGCAGGAGCACGTAACACCGGATCCGGTCATGCGAACCATGAACAGTGGCAGGGCAAGGTTTATTCCTTTAAAGAAGACGGAACAGACTATAGCAAGGAAGCTAAACGAATAGGACAGGATAAGATAGAAGATCTGTGGAAAGCTACAGGTTACAGCTTGGATGGCAGACATGAGAATGACTTGGAAGGTCTGTATGGATATAATTGCCGCCATCAGCATTATGCGTGGTTTGAGGGAATCTCGGAGAAGGGTGAGTATCAGCCGGAGCCGGATCCTGTCACATACAATGGAAAAACCCTCGACTATTATGCACAGACACAGAAGATGCGGCAGATGGAGCGCGGGATCAGAGCATTAAAGCGCGAAAAAGAAGCCTGTAAGAAGCTGGGAATTGATACCACAGAGACAGATGCAAAGATCAGCGCAAAGAGAAGAGAGTATAATGAATTTTGCGACTTATGCGGTATCAGACCACATACAGAGCGGCTCAGATATGATTGCAATACCAGCGAGTTGAGAAATACAAGGACTTATGAAAAATTTGTCACCGCATCAAGAGAAAATGCAGTGCATGCAGATGAAATGATATCAGCGCAGAGTAAACTTGGAAAACTGGAACAAAAAGAAATAATAGAAAAAGGAAAAAGCCTTGATTTGCCGGTTTTCGATAATGGGAATCTTGGAAAAGCGTATCAAAACTGGAATATTTCAAAGGAAACAGGATACTATGACGTAGTAGGTCATGGTTCACCGGAAATCATGGAATTCTTTGGGAAAAGGGTAAATGATAATGTTATCGCAAAAATAATCAGGGGAAGATCTGATTACAAAGGGGAAAAAATACGATTATTATCATGCATGACAGGACTGGCAGATGAGAATGGTAACTGCTTTGCACAAAGACTTGCAAATATTTTAAATGTAGAGGTTCAAGCTCCAAATAATTTGCTATACCTGCATAAAAATGGTACAATACACGTAGGAAGTAGTGAGTATAAAAAGGATGGAGAAATGCTTACATTCTATCCACGAAAGGAGCACAACAATGAAAGAGATAACAGATAATATTGTATTTGATAAAAGAAACCGTGCTCAGGTAATGCGGGATGGAGCACAGATACAGGAGTGCAGTGAAAAAGATAAAGTGCTGAAGTATTTGAAATCATTTGATGTAGAGTGTGTTTCGTCTGGATATGTGTATGATTCTGTCAAAAAAGAATATACAAATGTAGGAATCAAAGGGTATACAGATGGAGAATACGGATGGGGATCGTCACAGATTTATTATTTTGAAAACTATGATATAAAACTATGTGATGCTTTTATCAAAAAGGTGATAGGCGCATAATATTATTACAAATTGTTTAAAATCCATCGCAATTATGTGGTGGATTTTTTGCAATAAATACAGAAAGGAAAGCATTATGGATAACTTCAAAGCAGTATATAAAATTCTATCTGCTCTGGAAAAGGCAATGGACTATCCAGAATTTGATATAGCTCAGATCAATCATGAAAAACTGGGAGTATCAAAAGAACGCTGGTGCAGATATTTAGAAATGATGGAAGATGTCGGCTATATCAAAGGCGTAGAGTTATATGAAAATATAACGGGAGATATGATAGTAAACGCTGATGATATAAGGATAACATTAAAAGGGTTAGAATATCTGCAGGAAAACACTATTATGCAGAAAATGTATAATGCTGCAAAAGGAGTAAAAGAAGTAATACCGGGACTTTGAAATTCTGGTTGCCAAGCTGTAGGTACTGCGTTATAATAGATCAAGGAGGTCGAACGTATGACCGATAACGATAAACAGATTATAGAAGCCATTCGCCGGATCTGCCTGCGTGGGAATAATGCAGAGGTAAAAAAAGCGAAAGATGGCACTCTTGTGGTATATGAAGTTAAAAAGAATATTGCCGTCAGATAAATTGGTATCTGGCAAGAGCTAATAGGAGCTGACTTGTACGAAAAGTACAGGTTGGCTCTTTTTTATTATCTATCGCACGGTGGAGAAGGCTGGTCATCTCGTGAGCGTCGTGAGCTTAAGATCGCAGGTTCGAATCCTGCCCGTGCTACTATCCCTACCGGAGAAAGTCCGGTAAATAAATCATTTAAGGAGAGACAACATGAAGAACATTTTAACTATCTTGCAGGAACTGGGAATCGAGGTTCCGAAAGACAAAGAAGAAGGTCTGAATTCTGCTGTAGCGGAAAACTATAAGCCGGTAGCCGACTACAACAAGCAGAAAGAAAAGCTGGACGCAGCCAATGAAACGATCAAGGCAAATGATACTGCCATGAAAGACCTTCAGACGAAGCTGGATGGATTCAAGGACGTTGATGTATCCGGTCTGAATCAGAGAATCAAAGATCTTGAAACTGAGAAAGAGAACATCCAGAAGGACTATGATGCGAAGATTGCAGATCGTGATTTTGACGATCTTGTCAAAGAAAGTATCACAGCGGCAAAAGGCAAGAATGCCAAGGCAATTACTGCTTTGCTTGATGTGGATACACTGAAAGCATCTAAGAATCAGAAAGAGGATATTGCTGCAGCACTGAAGGCACTGACCGAAAAAGAAGATAGCAAGATGCTTTTCGGAGAGCCGGAGCCAAATCCGATAGGAACAAGAAACCTTATCGGACAGGTAAAAAAGACCGATACACCGCAGACTGACACATTAAACAGTGCCATTGAGGAACATTACAAAAATTAAAGGAGATTAGAACACGATTACATTAGCAGAAGCAAAAGTAGGCATGGCTGACAAAGTAGATCAGCAGATTGTTGATGAATTCCGTAGAGATTCTTTCCTGCTTGATAAGCTGGTATTTGATGATGCAGTATCACCGGGAACAGGTGGAAGCACTATGACATATGGTTATATGCAGTTAAAGACACCTTCCACTGCTGCGAGACGTGATATCAATACGGAATACGATAAAAATGAAGCAAAAAGAGAAAAGAAGACAGCAGATCTGGATATCTTTGGTGGAGCATTCCAGGTTGACCGTGTTATTCAGGCAACATCAGGAGCAGTCAATGAAATTGAATTCCAGATGAAGCAGAAGGTCAAGGCTGCAACCAATCTTTTCCATTATCTGGTTGTGAACGGATCAACTAAAAAAGAGACTGGATATACACAGTGTAAATTTGACGGTATCAGAAAGCTACTTGCAGGAGCTTCTACTGAAAAATCGGCAGAATCTATTGATCTGTCAACAGTAGAAAATATCGACAAATATATGTATTCCTTTGCACTGAAGATCAATAAGTGGCTGCAGACAATGGGAGATCGCCCGGATATGATGCTTATGAATGGAGATATGCTTGCAGTGATGCAGTATATCGGTCAGAAGATGGGATATTTCTCACGCGATAAAAACGATTTTGGCAATGAGGTAGTGACATACCGCGGAATTGCTATGGTTGATGCAGGCCGTTATTACAACGGAACCAATGAAGTTGAGTGTGTGGAAACAGATACTACTACAGGCTTAAGTTCTATTATCGGTCTGAAAATTGGTCTTGATGCATTCCACGGCATTTGCCCTACAGAAACAGCGGCCTTTATTAAATCTTATCTGCCGGATCTTAATGCACCGGGAGCTGTTAAGACAGGAGAAGCCGAAATGGTAGCAGGCGTTGTTCTGAAAAACACAAAGATGTCTGGTATTTTAAAAGATATCAAGATCGCGCCTACAGAGTAAGAAAGAGAGGGAGCAGTATGACTTATATCACATGGGAGTTGTATAGCTCCCTTTTCCATAAAATTCCACAGGATAGTTTTGATCGGATTGCCCGAAAAGCCAGCATGAAGATGGATGCTCTTACGCATACCAGAGTGCAGAAGTTTATGTGTGAGTACGACGATGAGACAGCTACAGGTTTCCAAAAGAATGTCAAAGCACAGATTGAAATGACCTGTGCAGAGCTTGCAGAAGCCATGTACGGACATGAGAACAGCGCGATAGGGACAGGCGTTACAGCGGTAAGCAACGACGGCTATAGTGAATCCTATAAGGTAGTGACACAGTCTGAAAAAGAATGTGAACTGCAGTCTCTTGTGATCCGTGGTCTTTCCGGTACCGGATTGGCAGGTGCGTTATGATCTGCAATGATGTTATGACCGTATATAACCATTACACGGTGGATGGCGCAGATAAGTGGCATAGGAGCGTTGTAAGCAGTGTCATGTGGCGGCATAACAAAACGGAAGTAATCACACAGGGTACAGAGCAGACTATCAGTAAGGCAGAATCGATTACCATTGATTTCAGACATGGAGATCGGGGCTATGTGGATCCTATAGAATTTGCAAAGCTGGAAGATAAAACAGGGCATTTTACCCTGTCTGCAAAGGGGCTTGATGTTGTTGTGCTTGGTGTATCAGATAAAGAGATCAGCAAGGCATACAAATTGTCTGCATTAAAAGATGATTTCCAGTATGTTGGGACCATATCGGCGGTATCAGATAACCGAAACGTCAACTTCCTGCCCAATATTAAGGTGGTGGCAAAGTAACGGCTGTTTCAATTTCGATTACAGTAAATGGAAAAAAAAGAAATGATCTCAGCCTTTTTTCCAAAGGATTTCCAAAAGCACTGGAAGCAGAATGTATCGATAAAGCGATTGAGATCACCAAAAAAGGTGCGGCAGATTATGTACCGTTTGATACGGGAGCTTTAATGCAGTCGGCAAGGAAAGAGGGTACAGATCTTGTATATGATACCCCATATGCCAGACGGCTATATTACCACCCGGAATATCAGTTTCAGGACGCACCGATGCGCGGCGCATTCTGGGCTGAAAGGTATCTGCAAAACGGCGGTATGGATATCATCAACAAAGCGGTTGATGCAGAGCTGCAGAAAGGAATTGATAAACTTATATGACAGTATCACAGGCAGTTATCAACTGGCTTTTAACCTTTGATTCTGAATACGGTAAAATGACCGGGATTGACACAGATATCATCAAGGGCACAACAGCAAGTTATGCACTTGTAAAAGAGCCGGTACAGAATAAAATAGAAGACATTCTTGGCAATGTAAAATGCACTGATTACTACCAGCTTGCAGCAAGACTGGATAGTCAGGTCAATTCCGACAGAATTGATAATGTAGCTTTCCTGGAAGCATTGACAGAATGGATCCGGGAAAAGGACAAAGCCAAAGACTACCCTGTCATTGAGCAGGGGACAGTAGAAAAAATTGAGGTTACTACTCCATTCTATCTTGGAAAGACGGATGGAGATAATAGTATATACCAGTTAACCATAGCTATCAAATATAAAGGAGAGTAAACACGTCACAGATTAAAAGAAAATACTTAGGGCATCTGATCGATGCAAACTTTGGATCAGGAACAGCAACAAACTACAGACTGGGTAAGGATCTCGAAGAGTATAACATTGAGCTTAACCCAGAAGTGGAAACGAAAAAGAATATCCTCGGAGAGCAGTCCGCAAAACTCAAGAGCTATGAGCCATCATCTTCCATTGATACTTACTATGGAGATTACGACGAGGCTCTTACAACTGCACTGCTGGCAAAAGCCAATGAAAGAGCAACAGGTGATGATGTCAAGACAACTGTCGTAGATTTCCTGATCAATGAAGAAGGAAAACTTGAATGGGCATACCAGGAAGATGCGGTAATCGCTGTGAAATCACTCGGCGGTGCCAACGAGGGTGTCAACATTCCATTTGATATCCATTACACAGGCAATCGTAAGAGAGTCAATCTGGATCTTACAACTTATGCGGTATCTGAGTATACTGCAGGCTAAGAAGCTATCAACCATTATTTGTTAGTATAGAGGGACGCAGACCTTTCTGATGCGCCCCTCACAGAAAGGATAATAACATGAGACAGTTACAAATTAACACCAATACCGAACGGATCGCAATCACAGATGAACATGGAAATACAAGAGGCGTTATTGAGATCGCCAAGTCTGATTTTAACCTGATCGCCAGACTGGAAAAGCTGGGAGATAAAGTCGGAGAGACCATTGCAAAAGTACAGACTTCGGAAGAGATGTCAGATGATGAGCTTTTTGACACGATTGAAAAGCTGGATGCAGAGCTGAGAAACGAGGTAGATGCTGCCTTTGGATATCCGGTTTCTGAAACTGTATTCGGAGCGCAGCACTGCCTGTCTACTTGTGACGGAGAATTCTTTATCGTGAGATTTATCAACACGATCGCACCGGTTATCTATGAAATGTTCAATGCGGAATACGATGAAAATAAATTGAAGAAGTATGTTCCACAGGATCATAAGAAGAAAGGAACAAAATGATAGGACAGCTCCCGGAAAGTCTGACGGTAAACGGAAAAGATTATCCGATCCGATCAGACTACCGGGATGTCCTTGCAGTAATAGAAGCACAGGCAGATGATGAACTGACAGACATGGAAAAAATGGTAGTAACCATCTATATGTTATATGCAGACTTTGGCTGTGCTTCTGACGTTTTAGAATCTGACATCGATATGGAAGAAGCCTATTTGCAGGCGGTGTGGTTCATGAACTGCGGACAGGATGATGTAGATGAGCCCCAGGGCAAACCTACTTATGACTGGAATAAGGACGAGCAGATGATTTTTTCCTCTGTCAATAAAGTAGCCGGTAAAGAGATCCGGGCAGAAGCCTATCTGCATTATTGGACGTTTATGGGATATTTTAATGAGATACAGGATGATCTGTTTGTAACGGTAGTATCGATCAGAGACAAACGAAATAAAGGCAAGAAACTGGATAAATGGGAGAAAGAATTTATCCAAAACAATCCGAAGCTGTTTGATATTCAGACAGATAGTATGGCAAAGAAGTTGACGGAGCAGTTGAGAGCACGGCAGAAGTAAGAATTAAATTCGGAACAGATACAAGTTCATATATCAAGGGCATTAAGTCCATGCAGAGCCAGCAGAAGAAGCTGACAGATGAGATCACAAAAACAAAGAATAAGATCTCGGAGTATGAGCGCAGGCAGAAAACGCTGGAAAGCACTGCCCCAAAGGAAACTGCAGAATGGAAGCAGATCCAGAAGCAAATCAAGAAAGCGGATGATGCGGCAAGATCTTATGAAAAGCAGCTTCAAAAGATAGAGAAAGAGCATATCGATTCTTTCATGGATATCGATCCGAAGCGAGCTGAAACACTTGGTATTGAAGCAGCACAGAGCACAAAGGAATACCAAAAGCTGTATGATGCTATGGTCAAGGCACTAGATAAGTCAGAATCGCTTACAGGCAATCTGAAAGGTACACAGCAGTACCAGGCTACAGATGGATTGCAGGCGCAGAAGCTGGCAAACCTTAACCGTATTGGAGAAGCGAAAGACAAGTTGGAAACTCTTGAAAGGAAACTTGAGGAAGTCCAGCAGAAAAACAGTGTGGAAGGATCCCAGAAGCTGTTTAAGAGCATGAAATCCAACGCTGCAAAAGCATTTAAGACGATATCATCCGGTGCAAAGACAGCTATGAATGGGCTGAAAAAGCTGGGTACAATCGGAGCTGCCGCACTTCGTAAGATCACAAGTCATACAAAGAATACGAATAAGGCAACCACAGGACTGACAGGTTCTGTGGCAAAGATGCAGAAGCGGATGCTGTCACTTGCAAAGACTGTCCTTGTATATCAGATGATGCGGACTGCTCTGCGTGGTCTCAGAGATTATATGGGCTCCATGCTCAAGACAAATAAGCAGTTCATGAACAGCCTTTCAGCAATCAAAGGCAATCTGCAGACTGCTTTCTATCCGATCTATCAGACGATCATGCCCATTCTCAATACTTTTATGGGAGCACTGGTAAAGGTAACAGGATACCTTGCGACATTCTTTAATACTTTGCTTGGCCATAATGTAAAGACTTCTGCCGGTGCTATCAAGGATCAGGCGGATGCTACAAAGGATCTGGCGGATGCCACCAAAAAAGCGAATAAAGAGCTGTACAGCTTCGATGAGATCAATAAGCAGTCTGATAATTCGGACAGCGCATCTTCCGGCGGTGGTGGTGGCATCACAACAGATGTGGCTGATACGGCAGATGTCTCAAAGATGGTCGAAATGATCAAGCAGGCATGGCGGGACAGCGATTTTACGGAGCTCGGCGAAATCGTAGGCGGCAAGATCAAGGATGGACTGGATTCCATCAAATGGGATAAGGTACAGCAGACCGCAGTTAAGATCGCAGCCTGTATTGCCACTTTTATCAATGGGGCATTGTCTGTGTCAGGGCTTGACACTTCTATTGGTAAGACCATAGGAGAAGCAATCAATACCGGCGTACTGGGTGTAAATACATTCCTA